CTGCTAACAACATAGGGATAGACCATGGCTACAGCAATAGAACAAGAACTAGTAGAAGCTACGGGCTTTGAACCGACCAAGAATTATGAGCGGCAGGATTACCTTGCTGCACTGGCCCGCGCCGTCAATGACATTGAAGAAGCGGACTTTGATGGCCTGACCGTTGACGCACAGGATTGGTTTAATGCCGCTGTGAAGGCACTGAACAAAAAGCAGGAACTCCCTGATTTCCCTGATGCTGAAACTGAAGCTGAGGTTGAGGAAGCGGCTGAAGCTGAGGAGGAGGCTGAAGCCTCAATAGCTGAGGAAGAGCCTGAGGCTGAGGAGAAACCCAAGAAAAAGGGTGCGTCTGTTAAACAGGGCGCAAAGGCGGCAGCCGCCGACAAAAAGGCCAAAGCTGAAGCACCCAAGAAGCGCAAAGGGCAACCACCACGCAAGCTTGACCACCCACCTATTGTCCATCCAGCCCCTGACACCAAATTGGAAGACCTTGATTTTGCCATGGATAGGTTTGGCATTGTCAAAGGCAGCAAAAATCATTCAGCCGCAGCCATGTTGGAAAAAGGCTGTCGCATGGCTGATGTGACCGAAACCATAGGTGGCACCTATTACAACCTGCTGCAACGGCTGACCAAACAAGGCCACCTTGTTGAAAAGGCCAGTAATGGTGAACTAAAATTAACCCATAAAGACGATGTTAAGAAAGTGAAAGGAAAGAAGTGATGGGTAGTTATACAGGAGTAGGACAGGCACCGGCAGTTGACCGTCAGGGCAATGCACTTGATGAAATTGCTTCACGGTTAGATAAAGCCATGGCTGAGTTTATGGAAGTACTGACTCGCATGGATAATGCAGCAAATAGGGCCAGTGGGCCTGAGCCGAGCGCGGTAACTGGCAAGCAAGCGGCTGAGCCACATGCACTGCTTGGCTTGATCTGGTCCAAGTTTGACCAACTTGGTGAAATTGCCGCTTGTCAGCGTAGCCAAATGGGTTGCATTGAAAAGATCATATAACAGTGTTGTACAGAACCAAAGACAAAGCCAGCAACAAAACCCTCTACCATTCCAGGCCCCTCCTGCTTAAGCCAAGTCAGGCTTATGTCAGGCCGGGGCCTGGAAAGGAATGGTTTCAAACAACCACCACCGTGTGGCGGGTTGATGAACTGATCCGTAGAAGGGTCAGGGATTGGCGTAGGCTAACAGAAGAAACAGGGCATACAGGTGCGCGTAATGAAACATTCAGAGAAGACCACGACTCAGTCTACACCGGTTCCCACAGCGTATTTCCCGCCCCACTTGTTGAGTGGGTATTCCTCAGATACGGCGGCCCCGCAGGGGGGAGAGTGCTTGACGCCTTTGCTGGTGGACCCCCTAGGGCACTGGTTGCAAGTATTATGGGGTATGAGTATCATGGGTTCGAAATCAGACAGGAACAAATAGATGAGAATCTTGCTATCATTAAGCGACTATCTCTGGATAAAGTTAACTACCATCTTTCAGACGGTAGGTTTCTTGATGGTGATGACACTTTGGGTACTTTTGATATTGCTCTCACTTGCCCTCCTTATTTTGACCTTGAACGGTATTCTGACCATCCCCTAGACCTGAGCAACTTTGGTTCCTATGAGGAATTCAACGCTGGCATGATGTTCTGTGCCCGTTCCCACAGACGCCTCATGAAGCCCGGTGCCTTTGTTTGTATAGTAGTAGGACCGTTCAGGGACAAAACGGGCGAACTGGTGGATTTCAGGGCACACACCGTTGATAATTTCAGGGAGGCCGGGTTCATCTTCTGGCAAGAAGTAATCCTATCTAAGAACTTTGGCTCAGCCGCCAAACGCTCAACCAATAGCTGGAAGGGATTAAAATTAGTTCCGATACATGAGTTTCTCCTAGTATTCAGGACACCACAATGAACAGAACTGAGTTGGTTAAGACACTTGAGTTAGTTCAACCGGCACTAAGCACCAACAACCTTGTGCCGGTTTTCAGTTGCTTCATGTTTGGTAAATCCACGATATCTGCATATAACGATTCACTTGGGATTGTTGCCAAAGGTTCAGTAGGTACTGAACCGTTTGCCACACCGGGGGTCACTTTATTGGGGCTGCTGCAAAACAGCCATGCTGAGGAAGTTGATTTTGAGCTAACCAAAGAATACGTGATTGCCAAAACCGGTAAAAGTGTTTTCAAACTGCCCTATGAAACTAAATTCCTTTTTACCCAGCCCAAGGAATCATGGGATGCCACTATTGAGATAAACCCTGATGTGTTGAAGGGCGTTGAAATTTGCCTGACCACCAGCAGCAAGGATCAGGCACAACCGGCCATTATGGGGGTATGCTTCAACTTTGACAGTACAAAACTCTTTTCCTGTGATGGTGATGCCATAACGCGCTACAGCCCCACTGTAAATATGCTTGGCAAAGGCAGTTACACCATACCAAACGCCTTCTGTGATGCCCTATTGAAAATCACTGCTGAAACAGGGGTTACGGAGGGTGAATTAGAAGTAAGCCGTGATTGGGCTGCGGCCCATCTTAATAATGGGTTCCATTTGTACGGACGTATGATAGTTAATGACAAGCCACTTGATCATCAAAAGCTGATTGACAGTACCTTGCAAGGAAAACAACCATTTGTGCCGCTGCCGCTGGGCCTCAATGAGGCATTGGCTAGGGCGCGTGTGCTGGCTGACATTGAGACCAAAGTAACCAACATGACCATTAAAGATGGTGTAATTCAATTGTGGACGTCAACCCACATGGGGGACATCAAGGATACAGTCAAAATCAAAGGCCACCCTGACGTTGAAGCCCTTGTCCACGCCTCATTGGTAGCCCGTTCAATAGCGGTTTGTGACCAAATCTCAATAAGGGAAAACGCCACCGCCTATAAACTGGATAACACAGTTCTGCAGGTAGTTTCGAATATAGGTGAATAATGCCCAAACCAACCATGATTGAATTATGGGATGATTTCACACCTGAAGAAAAAAACGCCCTGTGCACACGCTTACAGCAAACTGGGCATAAGAAATTCATTGGTATCCACCAAGGATTGCTAGGATTAGTGACAATTGAAGAGGTTTTGCGGGCTTGGGTTAAGCCAGCATACCTTGGTCCTAACTACGCACAAGGTGCTAGTACTATATTACCAACAGGAATGGGAGTGCCAAGACCATTTACTCCTGGTGTATTTGGAGGCGCTGGGGGGCTCTCTGCAGCACAACACCAAGCAAACATGCAGGCATTAGCACAACACCAAGCACTATACAGTGCAAGGCAAGCGCTCCAACAAGCACAGGCTTCGATGCCTAATCATTCTTACAGTGAAATATATGTGGATGAATTAGTTAAAAATGAGAAAAAAGTTTCATGGTGGAAATGCTGGTTTGGATTTAAATGACCAATGGGTTTCTTTTTCAGTCAGCAAAAACAAGAAGCTGCCCGCAATGGGCATCGCAAAGGGCTGCGTAACGCACCAACTACCAAACAAAATGCTGCTATCCTGAACAGGCTTGGTTGTGCCGCTTGCCCCTTAGATAAGGCAGACGTATGCACACCAAAGATGCAGCCTACTTTGGCCAAACACACAGAAATCTATTTCCTGGCTGAAGCACCTGGGAGAGATGAAGATGAAAACACGGGCAGGCCACTTACGGGGCCATCTGGCGCTTTGCTGCGTGAGTGCATTCCTGTGGACTTTGATTCTGTATGTTCTTTTGATAATGTAGTGCGTGATCGGCCACCTAAAAACCGTACCCCTGAATGGACTGAAATAGAATGCTGCCGCAACAACGTAGTGAAATCCATAGAGGAGGCCAAACCCAAACTTATTGTTGGGCTGGGGGTCATACCATTATCGTGGGCGTTGAACAGTACCGATATGGCTGGTATGCGCGGCAGGGTTTTTGCCATCAAAGTTGGGAAGCACCAATGTTGGTTTATGCCGACGTACCATCCGTCATTCATATTGAGGGTGGCCTTTAAGAGGGACCAACCACTACGCTCAAAGATGGGCCATTGCTTCAAGATGGACCTGCGTAAAGCCTTCGAGTTGTTAAATATCCTGCCACCAGCAAAGGTTGATACTGAGGCTGAGGCTAGGGCGGGCGTACAGTGCTTTGACGGCTCAGGGGGCTATGATGACCTGTTGGGGCTGTTAAAACGCGCCAGTAAGGCCCCCATTAAGGCAATTGACATTGAAACGCAGGGTTTGCGGCCCTATGGGGCTGATGCAGCCATTTTGACGGCTGCCATAAGCTTTGATGATGTAGATTTCTCATTTGCCATTGACCACCCAAAAAATAAGTGGAAGCCAAATCAAGCAATGGAAATACTTGATGCACTTGATGCCATTCTTAAAGATGACACCATCAAAATAGCCCACAATGCCCCGTTTGAACTAGAATGGTTCATTGACCTTTTTGGAAGGGAGATCGTCAACCACGGTGCTTGGGAATGCACTATGATGCAGGCTCACTTTCTTGATGAGCGGCGCGGCAAACAAGCACAGGGCAACGAAGATAGCAAAAGCCGCGCTACGTACCAAAGCCTTGACTTCCTTTGTAAGCAACATTTTGGCATAGCCTATAAAAAGTTGTTCAAGCTTCCAAAGAAAGACATGAAAAGTGCGGACCTGAATGAGACCTTAACCTATAACGCCGTAGATACCAAATACACGCTTAGGCTCTGGCATGTGCAAAAGGAATTGCTACTGCGGTATAAGCTGTGGAAAGCTTATAGGGAAGCCCTACCGCGTCAGCCGACTGTAGCCATAATGCAGCATATTGGCATTGCGGTTGACCCAGTTGAAAACAAACATTTCCAGAAAGAGCTTGAGTATGAAATTGGCAAAATAAATGCCGAGATTGACAAACTCAAGGTCATAAAAACATACCGGGCTGAACATAATGGGGAGTTCAACCCCATGGGAAATGATTTGGTTGCCGTGTTCAGGGATTACCTGAAGCGCCCAGAAATATATGTCAAAGGTGACAAACACAAAATACTAGACTTTGACAAATCACCAAAGGAAAAACAGAAATATAGGGATGATCCTAAGCTTGCTGAAAAGGAACGCATATCGCTTGATAAAGCAGTGCTTGAGACCATACCCCACCCACTTGCTGGCTTTATCATAGAACTACGCAATTACAGCAAGCTCAAATCCACTTATGTTGATTGCTTTGAGGCAGGAAAAGGGGAGTTCATCTGGCCTGATAGCAAACTGCATACGTCATTCAACACAACATTCACTGAAACAGGGAGGCTGAGCAGCGACGAACCAAACCAACAGAACTGGCCAAAACGCAATGACAGTTGGGTTAGGAAGCAGATAGTACCCAAACCTGGGAACGTACTGCTGGCCTTTGACTACGGGCAGCTTGAAGGTTGCACAGCTGCCATGTGTTCCCGTGACAAAGTACTGGTTAACTCAATGTGGGAGAACTACGACATCCACATGGAGTGGGCACAAAAGATAGCTGCCCGCTACCCGGCCATCATAGGCAACGTCGAGAAAATGAAAGACAGACTGGTAGCTAAGAAGTTCAGGTCACTGGTCAAAAACAAAATGGTATTCCCAGCTATCTTTGGTGCTAGCAACGAAAGCATCAGTGAGTACCTAAACATACCTATTGAGCCAGTTGATGACATAATGGATGAATTTTGGGCAACCTTCACCGGCTTGAAAAGCTGGCAAGATAGAACAATGAAGGATTATTATGAAACTGGTTATGTAAGCAGCCTAACAGGCCGCAGGCACCATTACCCACTGACACGCAATCAAGTGATCAATTTCCCGGTTCAAAATGTAGCCGCAGTGATTGTCTGCGACTCAATGAACAAGCTTTCACAATATGCAGTTGAAACTGGTGAGTGGTACTTGCACCCAATTCTGAACATACACGATGATCTGACATTTGAGGTTCCAAAGGATAAAATTAACAAGGCAATAGACCTTATCAAGGACGTCATGTTGCACCCTGAGTATAGTTTCATAAACGTGCCTTTGAGTGTGGAAGTATCACAAGGCAACAATTGGTTTGAGATGAGTGAAATAGGAAAGTTCTGGTCAAACAAGGACATTTAATGGCAAGTCTGTACTCCGTTTTTGCAAAACAGAAAAGGACCTCAAAAGCAAGAGGAATAAAATTTATTCTATCATATGAAGAATGGTTGAAAATTTGGGTAGCTTCAGGGCACCTTGCTAACAGGGGTAAACAAAAGGGCCAATATTGCATGGCTCGTTTTGGTGATGTGGGTCCGTATGCTGCTTGGAATGTAGAGATAATAACTCACCAAGAAAACTCTGCCAGAGGACAATTGGGCCGCTCACCTTCTATTACTACTAGAGAAAAACAGCGTCAATCAATGCTTGGCCAAAAACTCGGACCACATTCTGCTGAAGCTAAAAGAAAGATGAGTTTAGCTCATAAGGGCAAACACACTGGAATAAAAAACATCAGAGCAAAGTTAACTGAAAAAGAGGTATTAGATATATATAGATCCAATGAACCACAGCACACAATAACAAAAAAGTATAACATATCAAGATCTCAAGCATTGAGAATAAAAACAGGGTATAGTTGGAATTCAATTACGGAGCATCACAAGTGACATCCCTGCACGTTAAATATAGGCCCACTACTTTTAAGGATGTCTTGGGTCAAGATGCTACTGTAAATAGTTTGATTGAGGCTATCGCTAAGAAGCGGGCACAAACTTTTATCTTCACTGGGCCAAGTGGTGTGGGAAAAACCACCATTGCGAGAATTGTTGCATTAGAAATGGCTGGTAACAAAAGGACATCATTAAATACGGAGGAGTTTGATGCTGCTACGAATAGCGGTGCTGATGCTGTCCGTGCTGTTGTCAATAGGACTGTTTATCGCGCTGTTGGAGGGTCTCCGATTAAGTGCATTATCATTGATGAAGCTCATAGGCTAAGCGCGGCGGCATGGACGGTGCTGCTCAAGCCAATTGAGGAGCCCCCAGCGCACGTTTATTGGTTCTTTTGCACCACAGAAGCAGCCAAAATACCCAAAACCATACAAACCCGCTGCCTACGCTATGACCTGAAGGCGGTTAAGGAAGAGCTAATCTTCAAGCTGCTGTGCAAAGTAGCTGATACTGAAAAACTTGAGGTTGACGATGAGGTACTTGAAGCAATCGCAGAAAACAGTGAGGGTAGCCCCAGGCAGGCTTTGGTCTACCTTGAAGAATGTTTATATTGTGAGTCGGCTGGTGAAGCGCGACAGGTCATGCGTAGTGCGGGGCAAACCCGTGAGATCATTGATTTGTGCAGGTTCCTTGTGTCTGGTCGCGGGCAAAATTGGGCCACAGTCACCAAGCTGGTCAAAGGCTTGGAAGGTACTGAAGCTGAAAGCGCCCGCATTGTGATTTGCAATTATCTATCCAGCACCTTGCTAAATACCAAGGATGACAGGAAGGCAGCCTATCTACTCAGTATTTATGAGTGCTTCAAAAACCCCTACAACACTAGTGACAAGATGGCACCACTTCTACTGTCAATAGGTTTGGCCATTAACCTAGATAAAACAACCTAAGACGTATAACCCTACATGAGCAAACTGGTCAATGAATTACGTAGCTACCTTGAGATAGATAAACACGCGCTTGACGATGAAATTGTCAAGCAGCCTAGTTTGTTTTTCAAAGTGTCTGAAGCCTACGTTGAGGCGGTAGCTGAACGTGACGCTTGCAAGGAAGAGCTGGCATCCATTGATGCTGAACTTGATGGGGAAGTGAGGCACAAGCTTGAAGTGGCTGGTGAGAAAATCACTGAAGCCATAGTCAAGAATGAAATTCAGACCGACAAAAAGCATGGGCCAGCTTTTGACACCTACATACTGGCCAAGACCAAGGCTGATATGCTAATGGCACTAAAGGAAGCATTTCAGCAGCGTGGCTACATGCTTCGAGATCTTTGTTCACTTTATGTGTCACAGTACTATGACCAATCTTCAGTACAGGGAAACAGTAAGACAGATGCTGCTGTTTATAACCGTCAACGTGAACGGTTGGCTGAGGCAAGGGAAGCTAGGAAGCGATGAGTGACAGTATGGTAATTGTGTTGGCAATTGTAGCAGCAGGTTCTGGCATTTATCTCCTTGGCCACAACCTGATTGATGCCTATTTCAGGCGGAAGGAGAAATTTGTGGACACCCTGCAGGGAAAGTTGAAAGGTGAAACAGATGGCGAGACCAAGTGAGCGTGAGGAACGCGGGTTCAGGTACCAAAAGCGTTCCGCTGAGAACGTCCGTGAACGTGCCAATATGCGTGGCGGCAACTTTGACAGCATCTTCAAGTCAAAGTATAAAGTCCTCAAGGTCAGGGACGGCAAAAACCTGATCCGTATTCTCCCACCCACCTGGGATGGGGCCAAGCACTACGGCTATGACCTGTGGGTGAACTACGGCATTGGTGTTGACAACCAAAGCTACCTTTCATTGAGCAAAATGAAGGGTGAGAAAGACCCGTTGGCTGAGGCCCGCCGTGACGCTGAAAAACAGGGTGACAAAGACCTAGTCAAGGCACTCAACCCGCGTCAGCGCATTTTGATGTGGGTCATTGACCGCAATGATGAAGATGAAGGCCCGCAGCTTTGGGCTGCCCCCTTCAGCGTTGACAAAGCACTAGCCTCCCTCAGCTTTGATGAAGATACCAAGGAGGTCATGTACGTTGATGACCCCAAGGAAGGCAATGACATACGTTTCTATAAGGAGGGTCAGGGTTTGAAAACTGACTACCCGCCTGAAAAGATGCGTATTCTGCAAGCCTCACCCATTCACAGCGATAAGGGTCAGGCTCAGGAATGGCTTGATTACATTGCTGATAACCCGTTGCCTGAATGTGTGCAGTTCTACGACTATGATCACATTGCAACCACGTTTGATGGCAACGCCCGTGTTGAAAAGCCTGAGGCTGAAGATGAAGAAAAACCGGCACGTAGGTCAGCGCCCGCTGAAGATGAAGAGCCGGAGGAAAGGCCACGGCGTGCCAAACCGGTTGATGATGATCCGCCGTTTAACGGTTCACGCCGCCGAACTGTTATTGAGGAGCCTGAGGAAGAGCCTGATGAAAAGCCGGTACGTGGCCGTAGCCGAATTGATGATGAAGAGCCGGAGGAAAAGCCACGGCGGGCACGGGTAGTTGATGATGAAGAGTCGGAGGAAAAGCCACGCGGCAGCATCAGAGACCGGCTTTCCCGCAGGGCAGCCGTCGACGAAGACTGACCGCAGGGCAGCCCTACTTGAGCGTGGCGGCATTGACCCAATAAGGGCCGATAGCCGCCCGCTCACTAAGCTAATGAATGACAGAATACCCTATGGCCGCTGGGCCATGGAACTGTACCTGTTACAGTGCAAAGGGTTTAAGTCATGGCAGACGTATCTGAAAGCTACAAAATCACCCAAGAAATGCTGAAGGAGTTGATGGGGTGGTACAACATTCAGATTGGTTCCTACGATAACATAAGCCAAACAGAAGTCACCCGACTGGCAATAATGGCACTGGCACAATGGTGTGCCACGCTGGCTGTAGATGTGGCCATGCCTGAGGACAAGCTTCTTAAGGTGGTTGGAGCCTGTTACCGGGAATCACACAAAAAAGCACCGAGGTTTGGGTAATGGGTAAACGTGAAAAAATAGTAGTTTCCAAAAATAACTACTTTACCGGTGAGAAGGCCAACCTTAAATTTGTATCCACTGGATGTACAGTATTGGATTGTGCCCTTGGTGGGGGCTATGTGCTGGGGCGCATCACCAACATTGTTGGCGACAAATCAACAGCCAAAACAGCCCTAGCTACTGAGGCATTGACCAACTTTGTAAACAAGTACCCTGATGGTGTGGCAGCCTACCGGGAAACCGAGGCCGCCTTTGACCTTGATTACGCGGCAGCCATGGGCTTACCAGTTAAGAAAATTGACTTTGGTGACCCAGAAAAACCATTAGTGACGGTTGAGGATTTTGAACGTAATCTCTCATCTTTTATTGAAAAATTAGGACCTAAAACCCCAGGCATCTATGTATTGGATAGCCTTGATGCCCTTTCAGATGAAGCTGAAATGGAGCGTGACATAGGTGAAGCCACCTATGGGGGCAACAAAGCCAAGGCACTAAGTACCATGTTCCGCAAAATGGCCCGCCGCATTGAACGCAGCAATGTGCTCCTGTTGGTGATCAGTCAGGTGCGGGACAACATAGGTGCCATGTTTGGGGAGAAACATAAGCGTAGCGGTGGTAAGGCACTTGATTTTTATGCTTCACAGATA